AGCCCGGCCTCCTGCCCGCCAAGGGCATGGACGCGGGCAAGGACGCGGCATGGCAGCGCAAGATCATCTCTGGCGAGATCGCCCGCGGCATCCTCGCCGGTTCGGATATTCCAACCATCGCCAAGAACCTCGCCGAAAAGCTGGGCCGTGATAACGACGCCAGCATGATGCGCTGGGCGCGCACCGCCATGACCGGCGCGCAGAACGCGGGCCGCATCGAGCGTATGCAGGAAGCCGAGGGCATGGGCATCAAAGTCCTCAAAGTCTGGATCGCCGTCCTCGACAGCCGCACCCGCGACGCCCACGCCGAGCTGGACGGCATCGCGATCCCCGTCAACGAGGCTTTCCATAACTCAGCCGGGACGATCCGCTTCCCCGGCGATCCCGCGGCGAGCGCAGAAAACACATGGAATTGCCGCTGCGCCCTGGGCTATGAATACGAAAACACCCCCAACCGCTACGATACCCGCTACGATAACGAGTTCGGCGAAGAGATCCCCTATATGACCTACAACGAATGGAAGGAGTGGCGCGGGCTGTGAAGATCAACGTCATTAGCCACCGGGCCGACGTGCAGACCGCCGTACAAGCGGCGCTCGGGCGCGCTATGGAGACCTGCGGCGGCAAAATGGAGACTTACGCAAAGCTGAAATGCCCCGTCAAGACCTCCAATTTGAAGAACAGCATCACCCACCATTCGAGCCCTGAAATGGCCGTGGTCGGCACTGATGTCTATTATGCGCCCTACGTCGAGTTCGGCCACCGTCAGGAGCCGGGCCGCTACGTGCCCGCCATCGGCAAGCGCCTGGTCGCCTCCTACGTGGACGGCATCCCCTACATGGCTCCCGCCGTGGAGAATCACGCGGACGAGTACATGGGCGTCATCGTCGGCGAATTGAGAAAACTATAAGGAGGGCCGTATGCTCGAAAGGATCTGCAACCACGTCCACAACTTCTTCACGCGTTCGGCCTATCCCGGTACGTACACGATCACCGGCGGCGCGCTGGCGCTGGACTTCATGAAGGACGGCCAGCGCTTCCACATCGTGGGGTCTGACCTCAACGACGGCGTGTACACCTGGCACCAGAGCGGCATCAAGAACGATGACGACGACGCCGACGCGGAGCTCCAGGACGAGACCTTCACCGGCTGCATCATGCCCATGGCCGTGCCGAAAGTCTTCCTCGACCTCTGCGAGGAGATCGGCGATTGGGTGGCCGCCTACGGCGCGAAGGTCGACAGCCCCTTCCAGTCTGAGAGCGTGATCGGCGTCTACAGCTACGAGAAAGGCAGCGTTTCCGGCTCCGCCGCGAATGGCGGCAATACCTCTCCCACCTGGGAGACGGTCTTTGCCTCCCGGCTGAACCCCTACCGCCGCACGGGGGGTCTGCTATGACGCCGCTGATTTTTCAGATGATGACGCAATGCACCCGGCGCGTCCCCACGAGCGCGGAAGACGGCCTCTTCGGCCATCACGTGACTTATACCGACGGAGACACGTTCCAGGCCGCCATCTATAAGCAGCCCGGCCAGTCCGGCCGCCGCGTCTCCGATCACGAGCAGACGGAAGCCGAGCGCCCCGACCTGGAGGAGGTTTACCTCGTGGTCGTGCCCACCGGCACGCCCCTGCACTTCTATGAGGTGTTCCGCCGCGATTCCGACGGCGCGATCTTCCGCGCCCTGGGCGACGTGCGCGACACCGAGGCCCCGGCCATGAGCACGGTGCAGATCGCCAAAACGACCGCAGAAAGGTGGGACGAAGAATGGTCGCCACAGCAGCAGCCCTGAAGACCTGGCTTTCCCAGTTCGGCTGGCCCGTCTACGGCGCCAATGACGTCCCCACTGACGCGGAGCTGCCCTATATCACCGTACCGGTCAAGGAACCGGCCTACGACCAGAAAACCGCATACATGATCCAGCTCTGGGCGCGCACGAAAGAAAACGAAGCCCTCATGCAGAAAGCTGATCAGATCTGCGCCGCCGTCGGTGTCGGGGTACGAGTGCCCTGCACGGGCGGCCTTCTCGTTATCTGGCCCGACAATCCGCTGCAGCAGGTCCTCCCCGACGGCAACGTCCGCCGGGTGCTGATCTCGCTGCAGCTTAACGCCTATCACTGTCCCGGCATTTAGCCGGAGAAAGGAGAGTAACCTATGGGTGCTCCCGGCTTGACTTCCCCTATTAGGTCCGCGGGTTTCAGAAACCTCCAGCTGAACGCGGGCATTTTCCTCGAAAACTTCGATTATTCTGCCATCACCACGGTGGCACAGCTCAAGGCCGCCGTTGCCGCTGCCATCACCGCCGGCACGAATATCCTGGGCATGACCCGCGGCGGCGGCACCTTCACCATCACCCGCGAAGTCCGCACCCCTGAAGTGGACGGCCGCCGCTACGCCTTCAAGGGTGATAAATTCGTTGACAGCATGGACGGCTACCTTTCCGGCACCCTGCTGGAGGTGACGCCTGAGAACATCAAGCGCGTCATGTCCACCGCCGATATCACCACCAGCGGCGCGAAAAAGACCATCACCTTCCACACCGCCATCGATCCGGACACCGACTATATCGATCACCTCTGCTGGGTGGGCGATATCGCCGACGGCTCCTTTGTGCTCATTGAGATCGACAACGCCTTCAACACCGCGGACTTCTCCATGACCTTCGCGGATAAGAACGAAGGCACGATCCCGTTTGAATTCCACGCGCACCAGGGCGACGTGCTGGATTATGACGACCTGCCCTGCAGGATCGTCTACTTCGAGGACGCGGCCTGATCAGCGCCAACGCCCGGGGATAACCCCCGGGCTTTTTTAACGTTCAACAAAAGGAGCGTGTAGCTTTGAAGATCTCCGATATGACTTTCAAAAAGGGCTGCGAGGTCATGCTCAGGATCGCCGCGCCCTGCGCCAACCTGTGCAGCGATACCCGCTTGACCAACGACGTGAAAAACGGCCAGACCCTCGCCCTGCTGCTGGTGCAGGTGCTTCAGAACCACAGCGCCGACGGCTACGAGATCGCCTGCGCCCTGCTGGACAAGACCGCCGCAGAGATCGACGAGATGAAGTTCGAGGACGTGTACAACGAGCTCCTGGGCAGCTATGACGGGGTGCTGCGCGGTTTTTTTACATCCTCTGCCAGTACCCCGCCGAGTACAGGCAGAGAATAGTAGCGCTCCTCTATCGCTACGGCTGGCACGGCCTGTCCGCGCTCCATTACATGATCCTGGATGATATCCGGGACACCAGATACCGCGATTACACCGCCACCATGCAGCGCAATCTGGTCAACCTGCTGGGCCGCTACCTCTGCACCGATTGGGAGGAGGTCCCCTCCTACATCGCCATGGCCCACCCGCAGGAAGCCCAGGAGCCGCCGCAGGAGAGCGTTGAAGATTCCAAAGCGCACGTATATGCCATATTTGGCGTTAAACCGCCGGAAAGGGGGTGACGCATGGAAGCGTTTACTTTAGAAGCCTTTTTGAAGCTCAACACATCCGACTTCGATTCCAGCCTCGCCGCCGTCGAAGGCTCGCTGAAATCCGAAAAGAGCCTGACCGGCTTTGCCGCCTGGGGCACTGCCATCGGCAATGTGGCCTCCAAGGCCTTCTCCAAGGCGTTCACGGCGGGCGTTGAATTTGCCAAGGATGTTGTCAACAAAACCATGAACTTTGAATCCGCCATGAGCGCCGTCGAATCGGTGACCCAGGCTTCCGATTCTGAAATGTCGCAGTTGACCGCCAGGGCCCGCGAGCTGGGCGGCAGCACTGTCTATACTGCCGAGCAGGTCGCCCAGGCCATGTTCTACATGGGCCAGGCCGGCTGGTCGACCGAGCAGATCCTGTCCGGCATCAGCGGCGTCATGGATCTTGCCGCCGCCTCCGGCGATGACCTGTCCCGCGTCTCTGACATCGTGACCGACAGTATCACCAATTTCGGCCTGACTGCCGATGATACCACCCACTATGTGGACGTGCTGGCCCAGACGGCCCGCAACTCAAACACCAACATCAGCATGATGGGCGATGCGTTCAAGTACGTTTCTCCCGTCGCCAAGGCCCTGAACTATTCCATTGAGGACGTGGGCCTCGCCCTGGGCCTCGCCGCCAATAACGGCATCAAGGCC